CACGTCCAACAACAATACCAGTATCGGAACCCATTAATCTATATGTGTTCTCCTGGTTAATTTTCAACGATAAAATATCCAAAGATTCGGTTGTGTTGTCAATACTGAAATTAACAACACTGTCCTGGTTGACATTAGTCCTGATTCTGTAAGATTTGTTCTCTTTTCCCATGTCTCTTAAATAGTTTTCCCAAGTTTATACTTTTTCCTGTTATCACAGCAAAAATTACCCAAATAATTAATATAGGTGCTGTAATAATAAGTACAACGAATAATAAAATTACAATAAAAAATTTACTTATTGCCATAGCTGCCCTTTCCGTTCCTTTAACTTCCCTGATTGTTTCATCATCAGTGTATTTCCTGGCTTTTAACGCCTTGTCTTTACAATTACATCCCATATTATATAATATAATATTATATTATAAAAATACGAAAAATAAATATATTTTAAAAAGAAAAGCGGACTTTAATTAGTCCGCTTCGTTTATATATGTACACTATCCATTTAGGATTGAATTGCTTGTATTCTGCTTGCAAGTGCACTCCATCTTTTATTTGTTTTATATGTATTAACACTATTTGATTGTACATATATTGGACACTCATACCACGCAATAGCATAACTATAAGGTATAGTTGGTGGTGTTTTTGGTAAACATATAATATAATTTAAATCACTACAACCGTAAAATGCCTCATAGTCTATCCTAGTAACACTGTCTGGTAGTGTTATTGATTTTATATTACTATTACTAAATGATGATTCAATAGATTTTAAACCATTTGGTATTGTGATTGATGTTAAATTCATACAATTTTTGAAAGCACCTCCACCAATACTAATTGCACTACTTGGTATTACCATTGACGCTAAATTATTATTATCCATAAATGTGTTTGAGCCAATCATAGTGACATCTCCACTTAGTTTAATTATACCTTTACCACCGCTGTATGTATTACTAACAACCGTTACATCATTTCCAAATGGATTAATACCACCGTATTCGCTCGGTGTTATTATATTACCATTTGTACTTGTATACCATATCTCATCATTTGGTGGTGGGCATGATTGTATTGTTTTTTCATAACTACTCCATTCATTTGCTGTTTTGTATGCATTGACACTATCGTATGGTACACATATTAAAGGAATATTTCCATTATAGAATGTATTACCACTCAATGATGGCGGTGTATCTCTTAAACAAGTAACTGAAGTTAATGAAGTACATCCATAAAATTGCTGGCCACCAATACTAGTAACACTGCTTGGTATTGTAACCGAAGTTAATGCAGTACAATTTTGGAAAGCATAACTTCCAGTACTGGTAACGCCGTCTGGTATAGTAATTGAACTTAAAGTAGATTTACCTTTAAAAGATTGATAACCAATAGTAGTGGCATTACCGCTTAACTTAATTATACCTTTTCCATCACTGTATGTATTACTTACAACAGTTATACCATCACCAAATGCAACCTTGTTTGGTGATACGGTATTACCATCGCTACTTGTATACCATATTTCATTTTTTGGCTGTGAAGGTACAACATATATACATTCCTGTGAGCTAGTTATACTACCACCAACGTTTGTAGCCCTAGCATACACCATGACTGTTTGTGAAATATTAAACGGTGTTGTATATGTTATATATGTTGAACTACCATCTGTATTATATTCCAATGTTGTAGCATTAGTTGCGCTGATAGTAACAGTATTATTACTGCAACTGATTACCAAATTAGATGGCGGAGTAACATATACACATTCCTGTGAACCAGTTATCTCGCCATCACTTGTACTAGCCTTGGCATACACAGTAACAGTTTCCGTAATTGCAAACGGTGCTGTATAAGTAGTGTATTCAGCGCTTGGGCTTAACTTATATTCCAATGTTGTTGCATTAGTAGCACTGATTGTAACAGTGTTGTTACTGCAACTGATTACCAAATTAGATGGAATTACTGGTATATGGACATGTAAATTCATTGTTGGTTCTTGTCCTTCTGGCTGTGCCATTCCAAGAAAACTAACCGTATCTGCCTGTGCTGCTGCTTGCATTTCAGCAAGGCTGTTAAATAAACGTATATATTTCATATATTTTTTAAGAATTTAGTTTTGATTTATTATATAAATAAATAGTTCAAAAAAAAAAACAGTCCTTAATTTTAGGACTGCTTGAATTTATTATTTAATTTTTATTTTACAGCGAATATCGCGCTCGGGATATTTAATCTCAAACATTGTGTCGATTGCACCATAAAGTGTCTTGTCGCTTTCATTCAAATTAATCTCGTTTGGTTCAGCATATCCACCGAGTGAATCATATGCATTTGCCTCGGAGCAACTTGAGAAATCCACCATTGTCTGGTTAATTTCATCTTTTGAATAACCATCGGCTTCACCAACCTTGTTGAAACATCTCAACGCAATCAAATTGACAACACCATCCTGTTTTGAAATCTCTTTTTCAAGGTCACCCAAGAAAATATCTTCACCCATGACATGTTTTCTTATATCCATATAGTCTTTAATCAAATTGATTACCCTGTTAATTACCTCACTGCTGTCATAAGCCTTGTCAACATAAATATAACAGTCAAATGCCAGATTAATAACCTTACCTGAACGTATTTCAACCATATCGTTAACCATCTTATATTCCTTGAGATATTCCTTAATATTGTCACCAACGGTTTCAGACAACTGGGTCATTAATTTTCCTTGATAATCAAGACCTAATGTATAAACAACAACTTTATTGTTCTCTTCAACGACATTATGCCTGAACGGACAACCGTATTTAGGGTGAATTTGTGAAATCCTGGCATAATAGTCTTTCAAAGTGACACATCTGTTCTGTGCTGCAGCATTATATTTAATCAAATAACGGATTTCCTCATTTGAAGGGGCATCTTTGCCACCATATGACGGAGTTGGATTAGTAACAGTCATTGTATTTTTAACACTTACCCTTTTCTTGGCGTCATTAGGGTCATTGCAATTACCTTCAATAGTCATTTTAAGACCAGTAATTGTTGTAATTGTGTTGGCGCCAACATTTGTCATATCACCTCCGCCGACTCTATATAAAACATACATGGTTGTACCGCTTTCTGGAAGGACACCCATATAGTCATTTGCTTCCATACGGCTCATCATATACCTGGTGAATTCACTGGCATCAGTAGGAATTGTACCGTAGTAATTACGGATACCCGCTCCAAACGTAATTTTAAGTTGATTTGAATCAGTAAATTCTGTAATAAATTTATTTTTCAATCTTTTCCATTCACCTTTCATTGCCATTCTGACAACTTCAGTTACAGGATTCCCGTTGTTGTCGGTAACGGCAGCGCCATCTTCGTCAACCAAATCGAATTCATCAACAACCTCCCAAACAGGATTATAATATCCATCACTATTTTCATCGATAACATATCCGAATCTATATTGGTCAATTAAATTGTCAACTTCAAAATAACGTTGAACTGGTAATCCTTTTTTGTCAAGATACGATTCCTTGTCAACATAAAACTCAGCATAAGCTGGGTCGTTTGACAAATTGGTACCTTGTTTTAAAATGATACTTTCAACGTTACAAATGCCGCTGTCATTAATGGTAACACTCATGAATGGTTCAAGGCTGTTATTTGTTATAACCTTTTTGAATATCCTGGTTTGACCAGCACGAGCAATTGTCAGTTTTTTATATGTATAATTGATTATGTTTCCATTACCATCCCTGTTTGGATACATTTGTCTGTTTGATATACCATTACTGTCAAACTGGCTCTTGAAATCAACATCTTCAATTAATTCAAATGTGTTTCTACCGTCTGAAACCAATGTACCGCGTTTAACATATGGACAATAACTTTCATCAGCAACTGATAAATTATTGCCTGAATTACCGACAGCACTTGTGTTCATAGGAATTCTACATGAAAGCTCAATCTCAACAATTGCACACTTGGGACCTGTAATTTTTAATCCGTTTGTCCTTGCTATATTCAACAACGCATCTTTCGTATTTGCACTGTCAACGTTTGTTTCCTGATAAGCCCTGTCGATATTATATGATAAATTATCAGCGATATCAGCCTGGATGTCGATAAGCCAATTACCAATTGAAGCATCATTGTAATTACTGAAAATGTCTGGATAATACTTTTGTGTAATATCTATAATATCATTCTTGTAATCCTGATATGTTCTGTCTAAATATGAAATTCTTGATTCTGCCATGTTTTATATTACTTGTGTTAATTCATAAGCTTTAGTTGACCCGTCTTTTTCAATAAGGGTGTACTTAATTGTAACAGCCAATCCTTCTCCGCTGTCACCAACCTGTTCTGTTGTAACATCCTGTACTTCACAATTTGAAATGAACTTTTTTACCTTATCTTTTATCTCAAAAATAATATCATCCCAAGCTATAGTATCGTTCATCTCACTGAAAAGGTATGTTATCAAATTTGTACCGAACAAAGGGTCTCTTAATTTCTGTCCCTGGGGGGTGAAAATAAGATGAATAAGTTGAGATTTAACCTCATCAGCCCTTGTTTCGTTCAAGTCCAACAAAGTCTTTTTACTTTCTATCTTGATTGGAAATTTTATACCATATTTCTGTGTTCTTGCCATAATATACAATCCTATACACTATAAATATAATATTTTTATTTTTTAATTACAAAAAAAGAGCCACCGAAGTGACTCTCTCTCTATAACCCTTTAACATACTCTTGTAGTATTCTCAGGAAATCTTTTCTATATTTACCACCAACACAGGCTGAAATTGTTCTCATATCTTTAACATTAAGAATATCGAACAATTCCTTAAATGTTGTTTCAACTTTATTAAAAGGACAGTTTAATATTAAGTCTTTATTGTTCTTAGCCCAATTTAATATAATTTCTTTTCTTTCATTTCTTATTTTATCATTAATTTCACGGCTAACTGTTGTTGCTTTTTGTAAATTTTCTAAAGACATATCTTTACATCCGTGTACACTACATTCATATGAACAAAACCGTTTCTTTTCATGTGGTTTTACCTTAAACTCTTTGCCACAATGTGGGCAAATACGAATTTCCCAGTAATTCTTAGCACGTTCTTTCACTGTTTCATTACCTTTTCTTAACCCTTCCAACATTTTTGCTGCCATTTTTAGGTTCTGCCACTTTTTCTTGGTACTTTCTCCTAGTCGCTTTCTACACTCATCATTATACATTCCACCTTCTCTACCACCTAGTTTTAAATTATAACCATATTTCTTATCCGTTGTTTTATATTCCTTAATATACAACTTCTCTAGTTCATCAATCCCTTCCTGGGTATCGGATGAATCTATAATTTCCCAAACAAAATTATCAAAACCGTATTTTAACAATGCTTCATGGAAATAAGAATTACGGTGATACTTACAATCTCGTTCATGTTGACTTCTTCTATAGTCTAAAGTATTACAAGTCTGACCAATGTAAACTTTTCCATTGACGATATTTGTTACTTTATATATTATTAAAGTCATATTATCTTTTCCAGAATTTATAAGTTATATCTTCTTCTTTTCCGTTTTTTATTTTATATAATCGTTGGTTCGTGGTTTCTTTTGATAAAGGCCCAAATTCTTCCATATATTTTCCAATCTTTACATAATCAAAAACATTTATATAATCAAACAACAGTGTATCATAACCAGAATACACAGCCAATTTAATTCCTTTATAATTTTCTTTAATGTATTTTGCACAATTTATTATATCATCCTTATGACTATCACCCAAAAAAAGAAAACAATTAAATCCCTTATGTTTTTCAAATAACTGGTTTATCTCGTTCTCATTAAGAATTGTACCAACATTTTCCCTTAAATAGGATGAGTGGCATCCATGACAGTGAAACGGGCAGTTACTTATCGTAACTGCCAACGTCACACAATCTGGTATTTCTTCAAAGACAATTTTGTCTTCCACATATTTTGGATAATTAAGCGTAATATCTTGCATGTTCTTCAATTTGTCTAGCCTCACTAAATGAACTTGTTTTCTTCAAGTAACCAATAACACGGGTTAAATAACTTAAATTGGTACTACCACACTTAGGGCATTGATGTATAGTGTGTTTATCTATATACCCACAATCCTCACAACAAGTGTTTTTAATGTTAAATGTGAAATAATTACAACCGTTTTCAGCTGCCACTTTCATCAACTGGCGATATTGTTCCTTAGACAAGTGTTCGTTAAGGTTGATATGACAAGCCGAGCCACCGTCCAAATATTTTACATAATGATTACCATGAAGTTTCATCTTGTCGATTGGGGACAGGGTGGTATCTTCTGGATTATAGAAATATGAACTGTACATGTTTCTGTTTGGTGATACCCAATATCCGTCTTTCTTATCCCACTTATAGTTCTTCGCTGCAAGATTCTCGGCTGGTACAAATTCACAGTTGAACATTGTATCGCGGGTTTTATCCTTACGGTTGCACATATTAATGGTTTCGAGAATGTTATTAACAAACTCACGATATTCCTCATTATCAGAAACCTTAAGTCCTAAAAACTCAGCAGCATCAGTAATACCGTTTACCCCAACAGTAAGATATTGTTTTCTAATATCAATAAATCCAGCATTATATACATCAAGCATATTGGCTTTAAGGAAGTCCTTAATTGTATCATTAAAGGCTGTTTGGTATTTGTGTACACGTTCAACCATTTCAGTAACATCCTCTTTAATGTATTCATAGAGTTTATTTTTATGTAAGAAATTGTTAATTGGCATTTGTACACCCTTAGGAATATTCTTACCCTCAATTTCATGGTAATAACGGTTAGTTGCATCCTGCACCAGATGTGGTAAATTAATTGTCATGACTGATTTTGAACCAGTTGATACAGAAGCTGTACCCATTGAATATTGGTGGGTGGTAAAGTTGTGTTCAGTATCCACATCTTCAAGGTCTTTCAAACTATTACGAAGTCTGCAACATGAAGAAAGACTATCAGGACTGTCACTGAGGTAACAGAAGAAACTATGACCCTCTGACCACATTTCGGCTGTGAAATCAGCATATTCCTTATCAATATAATCATTCTTACCATCAGTAAGTAATGCCATTGTTTCAACTGGGAAAGTAAGTACATACTTAGTTCTTTCCTTATTGAACCATTTCATAAATTTCTTCTGGAGCCAGGAAAGGGTTTCCCACTTAGGTGCTGTACCATCTGGGAATCTAAAATCACCGAATACACCTTTAAAATATTCATGGTCGAAATATGAAATATTCCAGAAAACTGTTTGGTATCCTCTATTACCAGCTGGCATATTCATGCTATGTACAACTTGTTGGAAATAATTCTCAATAACTTTTTCAAGTGTTCTCTGTTTGGTTGTTACCTCAACAATATTGTCAAGTTTTTGGAGATAGTTATCGCCATAATCTTTGCGGATAAAATAATCCATATACATTAAAAACTCAGGTGTTGCCACTGCACCCATAAACTGTGAAGAAACAGAATATACCAAATTAATAAATTCACCACAAAATGACTTCAAGTCCGTTGGGGCAACTGATACACCGCCAAGTTTAGTTAGTCCATCCACAAGGAAAGGATACATTGTTATAGCAACACAATAAGGATAACCTGGTGTACCAGATTCATCGTGTTTATAAAGTCTATGACTTTCAAGGTCTTGTAAATATTGTTTAGCTAATCTCTTACCATACATTGAACCGATTTTGTCGGTAAGAATATATCTATTCTGATTAATATTATTTTCTTTATATAACTCTTGTCCTAAAGTTACAATATTTTTTCTTGACACATTGGCATTCGGGTCAAATTTTGAACCCGTTGCAGCGTTTGATGCCTCAATATATGTACGAATAAAGTCTTGTTTCTTTTTAATGTCCTTACCTTCATTATTTTGATTAATATAAGCTTTTGCTGCTTTTTTATTTACAGACATAAGCCAATCCTCAACCTGTCTTCTAATTTCGGCTGTTGACATATTGTTATAGAAGTAAAAATTCTTAGTAACAACATCTAACAAAACATCATCGCATTCCTCACCAATTGCTGTGTATGCAGCACAAATACTGTTTTTTAGTTTTTCTGGGTTAAACTCCTCTTTTGGTCTACCTTCACTTTTAATAATATCCATATTAAATATTTTTATTTTATTATTCCTTAAACTCTATAAAAGTATAATATAAATACCCTATTTATTTCAAAAATTTTTTGACAAAAATTGCCATTTCAATCTATCTATCTGAGTTCGTGGAATAAAAATTTTTAATTATTTTTATTAGTTTTTGTAAGTTTTTTTCACGTCTCTTGCCATGTTGGTGTTATACTGTTGGTTAGCATCGAGAGCTTCATCAACTGACCTATCAATACATGTACTGAAATCAAATTTTGTTGTACCATTATTGAATGTAACACCCAAAAATTGGTTTGTCTTGATTCGTCCTGGTCGAAATTTATTGATGAATATGTTAAGTTTATCATGTAAACGCATTTCCTCAGTTCTTGCAAATGAGATAATTACGTGTCCAATCTGAACTTTCTTTACAGAACCACCAGCTTGTGTAAGACCAACAATTTCCTGGTTAAATGAATCTTTTGTACCTTGAACAGGGCACCATAAAGCCAAATTAAACTCATGGGCAATGGATTCCAACTTTCTCATTGTCAAACCCTCTCTGGTCCATTCAGTATCAGCAGTGGTTTCAGCTTTCTCTAATTTAAGACACTCAAAATAGTCAACAATAACCAAATCTGGCTTAAACCCCATTGCTATTTGTTTCTGAATGAATTTCTTAATATCAGTTGGAGAAAACTCACCATTCTGAGCATGATAAGCAACCACATTACGTTGAATCATATCTTTCCATTCATGAGAGTTAATCATTTCGACAGCCTTTGGCCTGATATCGGGCAAACTAAGGTCACAAGCATCAATATCAGTTAAGTAAGCATAATATTTACGTTTAATATTTACATCCTCATCCTCAAAGAATATATGTAATACCTTATATCCCTTATAATTGTTATCCTCAGTCTTAGTAACTGCAGCGGTTGCAGCAAACCCAGTTGTGGCACTCGTTTTACCAACACTTGATGGAGCGATAATAATACCCAATTCACCCTTAGCCAATCCACCATAGAACGCCTCATCGAGCATATCAGCTCCTGTTGGAATGGTACAACGGTAATCCTCTTTAAGAGCGTCTTCCATATTATCAAAAATATGGAATCCCATTTCCTTTTTATTGTTACATTCCAGCGCTTTCTTTACGATATCCTCAATATCATCATATCGGTCAGCATCACCGAGTTTGATAATTTCAAAAGCTTTATTTAAAGCCTTGGTTAAGTTCTGTTGTTTAAAAAATCTCTCTGAATACCCTTCAATAAGGTCAATACCCCTGGTTTCAATAGATTTAATCTTTTCAAGCATGGCTACACAACGCTCAACACCAATAGTATCACTAATTTTACTGCGAATTAGTGTGTCAAGGTCTTTGTAAGTGGCAACTGTTTCATTAAGTGAATACCTATCTTTCATAAATCCAACAATACGTCTAAGGTTTTCCTCAGTAAACATATTTTGGTCAATGATACTCTCAATATTCACAAAAAACTGTTGGTCTTCAATAAAACATTTAACCAATTCAACTTGAAAGTCCTCACCTAAGTATCCTAAATCCTCTCTAATTCTTTGTATAGTCTGTCTTGCCATTACAACGTTATATAGTTAATGTAGTTTAAAGATGGGGTCATTTTTTTTTATTTAATGACCCCATATGTAATTAAATTTTAGTTTCTATGGATATTACCGTACTTTTGAGCACAGTATGCTCTCCACATGTTCACATACTCCCTGTTATATGCAGTATATGTGAGTTTTCTGCCATAGTTGGCATCAGCAGGACGTAATCTGACTGGAAGAATTTCATCACCAATAATATTAGTATTATCCCAAACCTTTACATCCCCACCATTCTTACTGGCTTCAGTAAAATACATATCGTTGGTATAACGTTCAAACTTAACATACTGTTTTGGTTTATCCTGGTCTTCATTGGAACAAACCTCACAAATGCGTTTAATGATATCGATAACCAAATCCTCACGACCGTTATTCATAATTTGTACCATAATATACGGTGACCTTGAATTTGTGATATCTACGCTGTTACGTACATACTTAGGATATTGTGAACCATCCCAGATACGGTTATAGACAATATTGTCGTCAACCAAGAAAATAAAACTAAATGTTACCTCCCATGGATTTACAAATTCATCCTCATCCCATTCCTTGGCTGGGATGTCAATCTCTTCAACCTTGTTAATAGGTTGACCATTTTCATCCTTAGCATAACCTGTTAGTTTTGATTTACCGCCACAAGTATTCCATGTATAGATACGACTCTTGGCTTCAAGGTCGGTTCTGATAAGCTCAACACAATCATCAAGAGTGTCATAAAGCTCCTGTGAACACAGGGAATCATTGTTATAACGGTTAATCTTGAAATAACGTTGACAAATAATATTGTCATTAACCTTTAATTGAAATTGAAATCTTTCGCGATAATTACT